ATTTCTTTCTTAGAGGATGCAGCTGCTACTGAGTCAACTACGATTGTAACTAATCTATTTTTATCTCCTGTTCTAACCTTTTCGATAATCGTTTCACATGCTTCAAAAATACCTTCGACAGTATCAACTGAAACATATAATAATTTTGAAATATCTACTCCGATTGCTTCTAAGTATTCTCTACTAACTGCGGTTTCTGTATCAATCAATACTGCAACACCTCCCTTCTTTTGTGTTTCAGCAAGGAGATGGGCGGAGAGCAAAGATTTTCCACTTTGCTCTAAACCCGTAATCTCACTAATACGGCCAACAGGAATACCTCCATAAGGTCTATTAGAGATTGCTACATCCAACATTGCGTTGCCTGTGGATAACCAATCCTTAACATTAGTAGGTGCATCTCCACCCTCATCTGTTAGAAAGTAGGCGATTTTACCATCCTTATTTTGTTTGTTTAGTGAATCGGCAAGAATACTTGCTAAATCTTCATTCCTAGCCATAATTGTAACCTTTTATTAGTTGTTAAATAAATCATCAAATGCTGATGCTACATCATCTGCTTTTTTAGCAGGTGCTTCATCTTCCCAAGGTAAGTCAGTTGGTAAAGTACCATATCCTACACCTGGAATTTCTTTTGCACCACCCATATCAACCGATACACTCTTTTGAGTAGCTGGTTGTGTTTTTGGTTTTGGAGCTTCCAATTCATCAACAATCTCACTATCTGCAACTGCTGAACCTGGATTTAACCAATTTTCCAATACACCTTTTAATTCAGCGTAAGATAATTCCTGATATAATTCAGTAATTTCTTTTTGTCCATCTAATAATTGTTGGATTTGTTCTGGAGTATCTGCTAACTTTGATGTTGCAGGTTTTACTCTAATTGTAGTTGTTGGATAAGATGCGTTAGATTCTTCTGCTGACATTACTTCCAATACAATATCTCTACCTGTTAATGGGTCTGTGATATCTCCGTAATCAGGGTCAGCAATATATCCTAAGATATCTTGATAAACCGTCTTACCAAATCCCCAAAATTTTACACCTTCGTTTTCTTTACCTCTTACGATAACTGGTACGAAAGTTCTTAACTTTGGTTCCATTTTCTTACCTGCTTTCCAATCATCAGTATCACCTGTTCTCTTAAGTTTTTCTGCAAACTCAACGATAGGGTCAGGTCTACCAAATGACATTGGACTTAAATAAGTCTTGTTGTTAATGTTGTAGTGAAAGTAAAGTTCAATGAAAGGAATGTCTTTGTTGAACTTGTAAGGAACGATTCTCACTTGAGATTTTCCGTTTGCCGGCTTATAAATTGCATCCGACTTTTTAGTGTTGTTTTGTAAAGAGCTAAATCTCTTTAATGCCAATGAAATGTCCATTGTTTTATTGTTTTAGGGTTTAAAAATTTGTGTTTAAAGTTGAGGTTTATATCGATATATTCCTATATCTAAATATAACTTTTTCATCTTTTACTATGTAAATATACGACTTTTTTTCCACATTACCAAATCTATTTTTGGAGGTTTTCTACCTTACGATTTAGGTAAAATATTGCCTTTTTAAGGTCTTCCAGTTCTTTTTGGGGGTCTTTTTTACCTGCTCTGGCTACATATTTGACCACATTGAACAAATACGCATCTTTGTCCAATCCCCACGCTTCACATACTTTAATTACTTCGTATGGATTGTCAACTCCCCCATAATAGGCTGGATTCTTTACTGCATCTATTTTAACTGCTGATTTTTCTACTAAATCTTGTGCAATTTTCATGCATACGTCTGCACCTCTTATTTTTTGTATTTCAAGTTCGTTTTGTGTTTCTTCAATCCACATTTTTGCAAAACTATCATCATCATTCCACTTTCCGTTAATATTAGAATTGTCTATCAAATCTTTTGCTCTTTGATTGGATTCTGGAAATAGTTCTTTTTTATCTTTTAACTTTTCAATTGCCTGATTGAATTCGTCTTTTCTTATTTTTGGTTTTGCTGGCATATAACTTTTTTTATCGTTTCCAAATTTGATACCATTTTTTGGGTTGTTTTTCAGGTGGTGTAAATGGAGCTGTATTATCCCAAATGTTTACCAATCCACCATATCTTACTTGCATCATTTGCATAAATAACTGATGATATTGTGGTGGAATTTTATCAAAGTCTGCTTTTATTTCAACATCCAATGATACACTTCTTGCTTCACCTGTCATTAATCTCAACTGGTCTTTCATAGATACAACAGTCGTTTGTTTCATTATAAGATGTTTACCATCTCCAATATGAAATTCTGCTTCTTCTTTTTTCTTAGCTACCATAACTTATTTTTTTAATTTATCTTTCAATTTCATAACCAATGCGCAAGTTTCATAATCTTCAAATTCAATTAAAATTTCTAAATTTTCATCCAATAATTCCATAAATTCTCTACTGTCAACTGATAGTGTAATTACCAATAATCCTTTAATGATTACTCTTGCAAAATCAATTCGCTTTTTTCTACTACCAATTCCATGTTGAATGGCATAAACAATACCCTTAGATATTTGTTCTCTATGCGATTCAAAAATATCGGAAGGGTCGTTTGCGTGGATTTCTATTGGAGTAAATTTCTTCTTTGTTGCCATATATCTAATATACGACAAAAATTTTAATTCTCCAAATTCTCTACATTAAAACTTTTGAAAACTTTTGTGGGGATTTTTTTATATCCCATATTTGATGTTGTAAGGATTGAATTTCTAAATTCTTCCCAATCTATCATATATGAATTATCTAATATACCACCTGTTTTGGATTTAACTACTTCATTAAGTGCGTTAATAGTGTATATTGTATTAGATTGTTTTTTTCTATGTACTAAAATCGTTTTCCAAACGGAATCAATTGCAGATGAACCTTTTTCTACATTAAATGTAATGAAAGCTTCTTCAACTTTTAATTTGTTTTCTAATATAAAAACATTAGGATTGGTTAAAGTATAATTTTTTAATATAAAATTGGTAGCTATTTCCAATTCATCTTTTGTAGTAAATAAACAAAGTAGTTGTGTATTCATTATTTTATTCCGTTTTTACCTTTGAAACAATTTATAGTGTCTTTATCCCACTTATAAACCGTATTAAATCTTCCTGTCTCTCCTGTTTTACTTCTTTGTCTTTTTTCACCGATACGAACTCTTTGTCCTTTATCGTTTAAGAAATATGCAATTCTTACGGAACCTGTAATATTATTAGTTTTTGAATGTTGTAATTCTTCTTTCTCAGAACCAAACTTTTTAATAAAATCATCTTGATTATTAGTACCCATACATCCCGAAATGATATCATCATTAATAACACCAAATCCACATACAACTTTGAATAAACCTGGATATTTGAATACACCATGCTTATCACCCATTGCACCACCCATATGGAATTTATCTATAAAATTTAAAGCATCCATATAATCACCCAATCCAACTTTTCCACCTTTAACTGGTACTTTAACTTTATTCATTTCATCTAACATAGCTCTTTCAACTGCTACCGATTTTTTTCTAATATCATCAATTTTTGCAGCAACTAAATCATCTAAACCAAATGATTTTTTTAATCTAGCTATAATTTCACCTTCATCTTTTGATAAGTTTTCAGGTTCTGATTTTGCTTTTGTTAAAAAATTCTTTATTGCTTCACTTTCTTTGTTACCATATTTTGGAACAATTTTATTATAATATTTCATTGGGTCAGCTCCACCACTAATTCCTTTCAATGCTTGTCCAACTTTTTTAGGGTCTACTTTTAACATAGCTTGAGCAGGTATTGCCGCAACTGTTTTTAATCCTTCTTCAATCGAATTTAATTTTGCAGTTTGTTTATCAATTATAGATTTAAAAGCTTCTGCATTTTTAGCAGGTAATTTACCTTCTTTAACTAAAGAATCAATTTGTGATTTTTTAATATCACCTTCTTTTGCAAATGATGATTGTGCAACAATTGCATCAAATGAATCTTTATCGGATGAAAATTGAATACAAGTTTCACCAGTTTTAGTATTGTATGTAAATTGCGCAGTATCCGATGGATTTGCTGCTTTACCTGAATTTGCAATCATGTGTAATGCTACATCTTTTGGTATTTCGGTTCCATCTGGTCCTACTATTCTATGTGAACTTTTTATAAAATCCATTTGAGCATTTAAGCCTGTTTTATCTCCAAAGAAACCATGGAATACACAATCTTCCGGATTCCAACCATTTGCTTTCATTGCTTTAACACCATCTTTAGCTTTGATTACACCAGCACTTGCTGCAATATAAACTCTTGATAAAGCGGCATCATTTAATTTTTTAAGTTCTGGATGTTTTGCTCTAAGTTCATTCATTGTTTTAGTAGATACACCACCTGCTGCAGTACCACTACTATTATTTGCCAATAATTTTCCACCTTTTAATTGTTCATATAAATAAACAGTAGCTTGACCTGAATCAGCTACATTGTTTTCCATACAATATTGCGCAACATCATTTGAACCATTTTCATTTAACATAGAACCATCATTACCAGGTGCAGCACCTTTAATAAATCCTGTTTTATAATGTCTTTTAGTTTGAGCTGTCACCATATCATTGATAGTATCAATTTTTTGATTTTGTTCTGGTGAAGCACTTGATGTTGGTTTTTTAGATTTTGTATCGTTTGGTTTTGTTGCAGGTTTTTCTTTATCAAATACATCGGCACCTTTACCTTTTCCAAATACATTTGCACCTTTTACAGGTTTTTGTTCTGGTTCTTCTTTACCAAAAGTACCATTAGCTTTTGCTTTTTGAATATCCTGTGGAGTTGCTTTTGTATGTTTAGATGGGTCAAAATTCTTTACGGGATATACAGCACCACTATCTTTATTTACAACTAATGTTGCTTTTGGGTCAATTGGTTTTTTAGGTGTTGCTTCATTTAAATAAGAATAATATACTCTTACTTTTTGAGCAACTTCATTAGCATTTTCTACTTTATTCTCTCTTAAAATTTCTGATAATTTTGTAACTTGTTCCTCTTTATTTAAATCAATAATACCATGTTCTACACGATATTCTAATTCTTTAAGGATTTCTTGGAAATTTATTGACATATCTATTCTATTAACTTAAGTATAATTATATGATATAAATATATTTTTTTAACTAATAACCTCTAAATTATCGTAATTAGTTCCTTCGTAAGCACGGACAGGAAAATCACCTCTCTCTAATATCGTCGTTAGAGAATTTAAAGTTTCACCTCTTTCGGTTGGATGTGTATCAATTAAGAACGCATCATATGTATAAAGTATCAATTTTGACCTTCTCCCATTCAAAAATCTCAATATATCACTTATCTTCTTATAATTGATTTCAGTTTCTAAAGCTTGAAGTAAATAGTTAAATACCTTTTGTTCGTTTGGTGATTCAATTCTATTATGTGTGATTTCTCTTTTGTATATCGGTGTCGTTAATTTTCCCGAAATGATAAATCCTTTCCACAACTCTTTAATATACTCATCCACCTTTTGAAAGAATGGTATTTTACGAGCTACATCATCTAATCCCCCATAAAGATATTTGAAGGTTTGTCCTTTAGCATCGTTATAATCCGTTACCCCATACCACTTTGCTAAATGTTGGTGAGCAGTTTCTCCTTTAGGGAAATCATATCCAACCAACTTACCAATTAAACGAATGTGATATGATTCATAATCAAATCCAATTAGAGTACCATTAGGGAAGCGTGAGATGATATTCTTCCTACTACCGTCCGATTTGTTTAAAGCCGCCCAATTCACCCCTAAATGGCGATTAGATGGTCTGCCAGTTGTAGTATATGGATTATACTTTGTAAACACAAATCCGTTACGAAGATATCGCTTATCAAATCCAAACTCATCAATAAAATTTTCCTCTACGACTCTTACCCCAGCCCCTTCCATTCTTCCTAATATTCTGATATTTTGAGAATATGTACGATACCATTTTTTAATATCATCAATCATTGGTATTCTTGTCAAAACTTCATACCATTTTAATAATGGAATACAATCATTTAATTCTTTAAAATCATTTCTATATTGTTTATAAAGTTCATTTGTAAATTCACCAAAATCAAATGCTTTTCCGGTATCTTCCATATATGCAAACTCATAATCAATACCAATACTACCAATATAACGATTTCCTAAAACTAATGTATTTTCATTTGCTAATCTGTCCAATTTTATCATTTGACATTTGTTAGCATCTATGTGATTAAAATTTATAATATATTCCTCAGTATCCGTTCTTAAATAAACAAACGAAATAGAACAATCATATTCATGTGCCTTCGGTGAACTCCATACGGGTACCATCAATCTTATTTTTGGATGAGATTGACAAAATGAAAGAAGGATATGATTATTTTCTATTATTTTCATATCCTTCTAATTTACGATTTTTTTATGATTTTACCAAATTTATTCACCCCAATGTTTTTCTCTTAATTGATAAATATCAATTGGTTCTCTTTTCATTTGATTTCCTGGATTAAAATAGGCTCCTTTTTTCAAATAAGAAGTCAAATAATTTCTTCTCATTCTTTTAGAGTCTCTATTTGGTTCACTACCATGTACAACATGCGAATGTAATAATGCACATTGTCCTTTTTTCAATATACCAGGTATTTTTTTAAAATTATGTCCTTCAGGCATTACACAACTTTTACCTCTCTCACTTCTCCAGTTATCGGTATTAGTTGCTTTTCTTTCTTCATTATCTTCAATTGGTAAAACTGGTAATAAATGAGAACCTTCATAGTTCCATACTGCTCCGTTTTGACTATCATGATTATCTAATGCAATTGCTGCATTTATAATTTCATTATGTTTACATCCTGTATAAAATCCGTTTTGATGTTGGTCTCTACCCAATTCACCTTTTGGTTTAAAGTATGCCCAAGTTTGCATTCCTATAATATCACCTTCCATTAAAAATTCAGATGCTTCAATTAATTTTGGATGAGCAAATAATTTTTCTAATTTTGGAGATAATTTGTGTGGATACATAAATGGTTCGTATTCCTGCCATTTTTCAGGTTCAGCTGCATTTCTTTCTAAACGTAATCTGTCCAATTCTTCATTGATTTCATCAACTTCTTCCTCAGATAATAATTCAATTGTAGTAAATCCTCTATAACGCCAATCAAATAACATTTGTTGTTTTTCCTCTGCAGATAGATGCTTGTATTCTTTCATAACTTATTTTTTTTATAATATTAAATATACTAAAAATTATTTAAATTAACAAATAATTTTATGATTTTAATCATTTACGAAATTGTAATAAATTTGGTAAATATAAACCTATATTTTTTAATTTTGCAGATGCCAACCCTATTGATGCTGAATTTGATGCTCTTACTCCTCTATCATCCATAGTTCCATCTTCTTTATAATTTGGTTCTATTGGGCCTGTTATTCTCCATAACATTCTATCACTTATCCAAAATGGATTTGATGAATACTCTGCAAATACTTCATAATTTACTTCAAAAATATGTCCATTTGAATCATTTGCCTTTCTTACAAAATATCTTTCTATAAATCCGTTTTGATAATCAATAGCAGTAGGTGATGGTACAATAGTTTTTGGATATTGTATTATAAATTTGTTTAAATTATTTGCTACATCTTCGTACATACTATTGTTCTAAATTTATTATTAACCACATTGCTTCTATTGTCGTAATCCAACCAGATTGTGTTTCCAAATTATGTTTAACATTTGTTACTTGAAATACACCATTTTGATTATAAATTTCAGGTACTCCATTTATTCTAAAATATTCTCCTGCACTAATTCCTGTGATACCATTCACCGTAACCGATACATTAAACGATGTCAATGCTTGTGAATTTTTTTGAATCTTTCTATTCAATTGTTTCATTACAGCATCTTTATCATTTAAAACTAAAATTTCATTTTTAGTTGCAGATGGTAGTTTAAATCTAATAACCTTTGAATCAATAAATGCTTCTGCATCTTTTTGTGGATTTGTTACTTCTTTTGGGTCATCTCCCAATGCTAAGTCTGCATCTCTTTTCTTTTTTTCTTTTGCATTAACTGCTTTACTTGCATCAATTAATGGTTTACCCTTTGCATCAATTGCTTTCCTATCTTTTAATCCTATTTTAATATTTTCAACTTCAATAGCATCCATAGAATAATAACCATCACCATTTTGATAAATCTGATGTAATGCGTTGTGAGAATCAACATTTGTTATTGCATTATTGTAATCTATACTACCATCTGTTTTTGTATTTTGTTGTAATATATTTTCAATAATTGATGTTGTTTGGAATACCGATTGTCCTGCTACCAAATTACCTAAATCCAAATTCATAGTAAAATTTTTAACTATACTATCTATTGAATTTAATTTAAATCTATAAATTTTATCGTTTTTAATATCATTTATAGTTTCATCAAATACAGGTGAAAATTTTCTATCTATAATCGTTACCGGCCCATTGTCGCCATGCAATGGTGCAACTACTAAATTAGTTAAACCATACATGTTATCATTTATCATTTTCAATACACCATTAATAAAATCTGCTCTTGTTGTTGATTTTCTCCACATTTCTATAACATCATTATAATATAAAAATACATTCAATGCATTACCAACGGTCGTATCTGTATTTGTTATAGTATTACCATCATTAATTGTTTCAAATTTTTTAGTAGATTCGTTATATTTTAATTTTGGAAGATTTATATTACCATCCATATTAAATTCTAAACCATTTATTTTACAATCTCTTAAATTTTTTGTATCAAAAAGTATTTCATCAGTTTTTGTATTTCTATCATGGTTTACTTTGAAAGTTGGTAATTTTCCAGGAAACAATACATTTTGAGATGATGATATTATGTTCTTTCTACTATTACATGGAATACAATCTATTTCTTTTTTATTATATGTAACTTTTTGAAATTGTATTTCATAACTCTTTCCTTCTAATCCTGTTTTTTGTAAAATAAAATTACCTAAGTATTTTATTATAAAATATAAACTAACATATTTTGAATCACTTATATGACTATCTTTTTGCGAATCATTTGGTTTTACAAAATTAAATGTATGCGTTTTAATATCATCATCTGATATTTCTAAATTTAATAAACCTGAATCAATTTGAATTGCTCTTCTAATAATTTCTTCTTTTGTTAATGGTTTGCCATCTTCTCCCTTTGCACCAATCTTAACAGCATCACTTATTGTATTATTTGGTATTGCCAAAGTAACGGTGTTACCTGCCGAAATTTCCAACATAACTTTATAAATACCATTTTCAACTTCTATTTGGAAATTTGTAACCTTTCCGGCAAATATTTCATAATTACCTCTTGATTCTAATATTTTCTTATGATATGTTTGTAAATCATCTTGATTTAATGCAAAATATTTTCTATATTCTGTTTCTACAAAATCTTTATAATTGTTTTTAGGTACTATTAATGTTTCTACATCAAATGCAGCTGCTACTGATTTACCCGTTCTATTGTTTACACTACTTAATGGTGATGAATTACTTGTTTGTTGGTTTGGGTTTTGTAAACCTTTCATCTTTTTATACAAATCAATTCTATCATGGTTTAACATATAATTGTTTCCAAATTCACATAATATGTTATATCCAGGTCTACAAAAAAATATCTCAAACATTTCAAGTTGTTTAAGACTAAATAATTCAATGTTTATTTGTAATTTTTTTAATGCATTATTATCACCATCGGTATCCATTGTTACTTGCGTAATAACGGGCATTGGTTTCTTTGCATCGGTTTCATTATCAACTATTATTTTTTGACCTGTAAAATCATAACCCAATGCAGTATTACTACCTTTTGTTAATCCATAATTTTGATATGGGTCTATATTATTTGCAATTATACAACCTTGATATTTTATTTCACCTTTACCGGTAACCGCATCAACATACGATTCACTTTTTGAAACTCTTGCAGCAGATGTTAATACCACAAATGGCATCTTTAAAGATTCCATCTCTGGAGTTTGCTCTCTTAATTTAAATTCATCAACAATCCATTTTTTAAGTGGTTGTAAATATGGAAAACCTGGCATTATTTATTTATTTTTTGTAAATCAAATAATATTTGTTTTATATCAGATGGTATTCTTAATTGAACTCCTGGTCCTACATAAAATGTTGCATCGTTAATATTATTTGCAGTTGCAATTATCCACCACAAAGTTGGGTCAGAATAATATTTTTTAGCCAATAAATCCAATCTATCACCATCTTCCGATATAATATACATATCATTATCGTTTGGTTTTATTTTTGGATAAATGGTAGATGATTGATACTGAATACCATTTGAATTTTTTAATATATTTGTATTTTTATATCTCATTATTATTTATTAAAGAAATGTTAATTCACTATCATCTGTCATTGGAAGACTTGATGCTTTTTTATCACTATCCTTTGCATCTTGCCATTTTGCAACAGCATCTTGGTTTCTAAAATTATATCTAAATACCTTATTATCTTTTATATTAAAATTATTTTTACTATTAATAACTTTCATACCCATACTAACATTTATAACACTTGGTATCATTTCGGTTGAATCTGTTCCCTGAAATGTATTCCATGCAACATTATCATCTATTGTGAAACTCATATTATCTACAATTCCCAATATATCTTTATACATTGATTTAATGGATAATTCTATAAAATTTGGAGAAAATATAAGTTGACTAGATTCTTTACTTTTATCGTATTTAGTTTCTACCAAATTTTCAAATGGATAAACTAATTTAGTTAAATAATTTAACTTTACCAACATACTATTTTTTGATTCTTCATCCAAATAATACAATTTAAAATCTAATTTTATTGTTCTTTCAACACCATTATAAATGTAATTATTAAATGGTGAACCAATGAATTTATAAGTTTGAATATCAGGTTGTAAATCTTCTGTAAAATTCGTTATAGTTGCGTTGAAAAACATTGGATTATCTTCACCCAATACTTTTATTTTTATGTAAGGCGTTGGAGATTTTTCTAAATCCTTTGCATCATCTTCACTTATTATTTTATTTGCATTATCCGATTTTAATATTAAATCACTTCTATCATCAAATGTTCTAGTATCTAATCCAAATCTTTCTTTTATACCAGTTTGAACCCAAATTTCATTACCATTTATACCTGTCATTTTTGAATAAACAGGTGCATATTTTGTATATCCTTTAGAATTACCACCGGTCATTTTTGCATGATACCCATATCCTTCATCACTATCTTTTTTGAATTTTAAAGAATCTTTATAAGCTTTAAGTTTACTAATACCCTTTTTACTACCAAATGTTTGAAGTGCTCCTATTGCCGCACTGGTTGCCATGCCCATTGGTGATGTAGCACCTTGTTTTAATTTTGCAATTATTGAACCGGGTGCAGGTGCAGGTTTAACATAATACATAGTATCAGGCTCAACTGCATCTTTAATTTGTGCATTTGTTTTAGCCAATGTAACTGGTTTATTAAATACACCATTTCCTTTAAATATAGTATCGGATGGTCTATTTGGATTTCCACCAAATGCACCACCAATTTGATTACCAATTAAATCACCTAATGCATTGGGAGAAGATGCAAGTAATGCAACTTGTCTTGGTGCATTAACTAAACCTTTGGATTCTATTAAGGCAGTACCACTTAATCCGTATAAATCGGTTTCATTTTTCTTTAATAATTCTCTTATAGTTGGCATTTTCTAATTTTTATTGTTTACCTTTTACCGTTGGTTGTGCTCTTGAATTTGCATTGTATAATATCGATGCTCTATCATATGCCTGTGATGAAACTAATTTACCATCTAAATAAATCTTCTTACCTTCTGCACTTCCCTCTTCATCATCCGTTGCAAATGCCATAATTTCTAACAATCTAGTTGCTTCAATTAATTGTGCAACAACTGCCGCTTGGAACATTCCCGTATCCTGTGCAGCCATCAATATACCATTTTGTTGCTCTTTCATTGCATCTGCGGTGGCTTGTTGTTTTAAAGCCATCTTTTTTGCAATAATTTGTTGTTTTAATGCTTCATCTTTCTTTTTAGCATCATCACTGAACCAGTTATCCCATATACCTTTAATACCACCGATTACACCACCCACAGCTCCACCAATTGCAGTACCTACTCCAGGAATAACACTACCAACCATCATACCATATCCGGCATATTCGGCAGCTTCTCCTCCAACTTTCATTGCTTTACCTTCATTTACTTTGGTTCTATCACCTTCAGCCATACCTTGAGCTTCTCTTTGTGAACCAAAATAATCCCCAGCCATTCCTAGTCCGGTTGCAAGAATCTGTGGTCCTGCGGATTTTAATAATCCGGTTCCTGCTTTTGCTAAACTAAATCCACCTTTAGCTGCCATAGTAGTACCTTCTGCTAATGCAGTTTCACCACCACTCACTGCCATTTTTTCGGCTGAATTAACTGCCATTTTTTCTCCTACCGCTTCCACAGTTTCAACACCTGCTTTTTCTACACTTTTTACACCCATTTCAGTTGCTTCCTTTGCCACAGCTTCTTCGGCTACACCTGCTGCTGCTTTTTCCGCACCTGTTCCTAATAACTTTGCACCAAGTTTTGGTAAAAGTTTTCCAAGTAATTTATATGCACCAAATGCAAGTGCCATTAAACCAATACCAATTAAAATATCTCCTAATTTATTTAAAGATTCATCCATTGTTCTTTTGGCTCCTGCTTGTATATCTGCTTGCTTTTTAGCTGCTTCTGCAGCCCACATTGCTGTTGCTGCTTTTGCATCCAAATCTTTAATTGTTATACCATCTCCAATATATTTTTTAATACTAGCATCAAATGAATTTCCTAATTCTTTAATAGAACCGGCCATTTGTTCTTGTTGAGTTTGTAATTTCCCACCAGGTCCACCTTTACCCAACTTCATTATAGTATCCATATCCATACCGGTAGCCTGTTGTAAAGCTTGTCTTTGGAACATATTCATTTTATCCAAATCAATACCTTTCAATTGCTCTCTAAGAGTTTGTGCTGCTCCGGCTGCATCTCCACCTGCAAATTGTTGTCTTACTTTTGAAAGGTCAACCTGTCTACCTAATAATGCACCCAATTCCATTTCTGATTTTATACTATCTTTATAGTTTAAAACCATACTTTGTCCTGCTTGCAATACTTTTTGTGCAGCTACACCCATTACTCTTAATGTTGCAGCTTGCTTCATTAAACTCTTTTCATTACCATAATTGTTTTGTAAAAATAATTCAGATGATTCTGCCAAATCTTTAAACAATGCATTTACAGGTACACCGGCAGTTTTAGCAACTGACTCGGCCATACCTAATGAATTTACAGCAGCTTTACCACTTAAATTACCAACAATTCTAAATGAGTTTGCAATCTTATCCAAATCTTCGGCTGATGCTCCGGTTCTCTTTGCATACATTGCCATATCGGCACCTACTGCTTGAGCTTCTTTACCCATCAATCCTAAATCGTTTGATGCGTTTGTTGTTGCTTCTTGGAATTCTTGTGCAGAAACTCCCAATTTTACCATATTAGCTTTTAGTGCACCGGATATTTGAACCGATTGCCCTAATTGCATTGATGTTTGTGTTAAATCTTTATTTAAAGCATTTATACCGGTTGCCATTTCGTATTGCATTTCAATACCAACTTTGGTCATACCTGATAAACCTTTAATACCCATTACATCTCTAACATATCCAACTAATTGACTTAATGCCAACCCCATTGCAACTATTCCACCAATTACACCTAATGAACCCAATGTTGTTAATGTAGTTGCTAAACTACTAACTCCTGGAATTGCACCACCTGCTTCACTTGCAATATCTGCTATACCTCGTTTGGTATCTGCTAATGCTTTTTTATTTGCACCAAATTGTTTAGAAAGGTCAGTAGATGATTTGACTGTGGATTGTAATCCTTGTTTTAATTTTGCAACTTCTACATTTGATTCATCTAATGAATTAACAAAATCATCCATTTCATCGGATGCTTGCTTTAATGTACTTGCTAAACTTTCTGCAGAAATATTTCCTTTATCAAATTCACGCATTGCTTTGGAAACTGTCGATGAATATGATTCCATTGCTGATGCTGCATCCGCTGCTGCTTTTACACCTGCTTTTGTTTGATATGTATTTTTTTGTAAATTAACTCCAATTGTACCAGTTAAACCGGTCATTGTTAGTAATTGTTCTGCAACCTTAGAAGATACTTTTTGTGTATCTCTGTATGATTTGTATATTTTTGTACTACTCTCTAATGCATCATCACTTGCTTCGGCAGACCTTTTAAGAGTGGTTTCTATTTCATCTCTTAATTTTTTTTCTTTTTTTAACTTAACTAATTGTTCTATTAAGAATTTTTTCTGTCCTTCATCTATTTGTTGACCTTTGGCTTTTTCTACATTTATTTTTTTCAATAGAGCAAGAGTTTCCTCATACCCAGCTTCTATTTGCTGGTCACTTGCTTTATCTTTACTAATAAATTTACCAGTATTATCACGAAATTGAGCCATGTACTAAATTATTTGTTTAATTTATCAACATCTATACCTTGACTTTTCATATATGGTTTTGCAACTGCATCTACTTGCTTTTCTGCATCTTTGATTTTTCTATCAAAGCTTTTCCACATATCTTTTAACTTTGGATTTTTTTTAAATGTTCTTTCTATCCAACCATCTTCTCTTTTTTTACCTTTCTCTTGATAGTAAGTTAAAAACAAATCTGTAAAATCGTTAAATTCTTTTAATGTTATTTTGGACATACCTATACTATTGATGTTTCATATAAATATATGATTAAAACATTCTTATCGTTTTTTTGTAGATTTCGTACCCTTTGCATTTTTCATAGCATCGGCTTCCGATTTTTTAGTATCTAATAATTTTCTAAAATAAAATCTACGAAATTTGACAGGCATATTGTATACCTCAGTCCAATTAAAGCCTCCATTGGAATAATAAAGCAAATCAAATATCTCACTATGTAGTAAAGATGAGTAATTAGATGGAAGGGTAAAAAAAGTCAAGTCCGAATGGGACTTGAAGAGCCTCCTTCTCTCCTGTCAATGGACTTACATAATCAAATGTGAAATCGATATCAGGTGTGATACTTTTTATGTAGTTTCTAAATCCTCTCGAATCAACTGCTAAAAATTGATTCATTACAAATTTAGATATTGTACCTAAATCAGTATTACCATTCACTGCTGTAATGATATGTCTCAATCTTGTAGTAATTTCGGATGGATTATCTTTATTTATTTTTGATATGGCTTGTAAATCCAAATCAATTTTCTTTTCCAAACCATGTGTTAATAGTTGGAATTGTATTATAGTTCCATTTTTTAATGTATATTCGTAACGATTGTTTCTATTTAATTGACTAAAATCAATTTCTTTAGTATTTAACATACTCATATCGACAGTGTAATCAACTTCATCTTGTGTAATAGGGTCTGTAACTGTGATGTCATAATCAGGTCCGTAAGATAATACTCTACTTGCAATTAATATTGCATTTTTATCTCCTGATAATAAATCGTCAGCTTTTACACCATCTTCCACTACAACTGCTTCCAATAATTTATCTAATATGATACCCTTTTTAATTAAATTTGGAGAAGCAAGAATATCTTCTTCTTTTGCTGTCATTAATTTAATTGTGATTTCACCTTTTGATAATGGAGAAGATTCTGGATATCCCAATCCTTTTGATGGTAATGTAATTACTTCCGTTGGGAAATCGTATGTTTTTCTTTGTGTAGTTGTTGGTTGTTCTGGTGTGTTACCTAAACCTCTTGAAACTTGTTGTTCGATATTTTCGCTCATAATATAACTTTTGTGTTTATTATAAGTATTATGATTTTGAAAAAATAAAAAGGGGATAACATTACTGCTTCCCCTTTTCTTTTATTATTTTTATTACAATTAGTATTCTAAGATAGCGTAATCGTAGTTCAATGTTAATGTAATTTCAGCTACATCAGTTGCGTTTGACCAATCTAGTTCACCAAATTGTGCGTTTGTGATAAATGCACCCTTTAAAGTCCATTGTTCAACTTTGTCACCAACTGGTCCTAACATATAGATATTAACATCTTTTTTATAGAAAGCTGCGTAACCATCTCTACCTGTTAAAGATTCGTGTGAAGTTCTAACCCACTCCATTACTTGTTGTGCACCTGATGGAACGATTGGGTCATAAAGAGTAATTTCTAACTCTTGCCAATCACCTTTACCTTTTAACTTTCTTTTTACGTTGATGTGATTTAACTCAACAACTTCAAATTGAATGTTTGGTCTGTTTGCTGTTTTTATCATATATGATTCTATACCATCTATCTCCATAATGAAACGATGTTTCATCTTTGGTTCAAAATTCTTATAGAATATTTTGTCAAAATCTAATATCTCTGGCATTTTACTTTATTTTATATTGTTCTTTTATAAATATTTAATTTTCAAATTATCCGTTAAAACTTGCACCAGTTGGTAAGATATTGAAGTCAATTTGAATGAATTCAGCTGTCTTAGTTGGTTGTAAGTAGATAGCACCTTTTAAAATGTTTCTATCAATTACATCTGGAGTGTTATTAGTATCATCCATTACAACTCTGAAAGCGTATAAACCTTGTCTTTGTTGTACTGATTCTAAATACGGATTAACAATATTTAAAAATTTATTTCTTGTTGTTGCTGTGTTTTGTTCGAATACTAAGTATCTTGAAGTAGATGCGATATATTTTCTAACAGTCAATAATAATCTTCTTACATTAATTCTATCTAATGCAGATGGTTTATCTTGTAATGTTTTTTGACCCCATACTACGATACCTTGTCCTGGGAATTGTTTGATTGGATTTACTTTGTTTTCGTATAATGTATCTGTTTCAGATTGTGTTAATCTATTTAATACACTTACTGCTCCTAATAAACCACCTCTATTCAATCCTGCTGGTGCGAACCACTCAGCTGCTACTCTATCGTTAGATGCGAACACACCTGGTAATAATACTGATGGTGGAACGGTTACTAATTTGTTTGTGTTAATATCAATTGTTTTAACCCATGGATAGTAAGATGCTGCGTAGTTAGTATCTAATGCTAATGCTTCGGTTACCGCTTGTGATACTGAATCACCTGCTGCTGTACCATCTAAGATTAAAAATGCATCTCCTCTTTGTTCAGTTAAATCTACTAAAGATTGTGCAACTGATGAGTGTAATCTTTGAATAACACCTGGAGCGATTACCATATTAATATCATACATTTCTGCGTTTGATAATGCTGCAATTGCTTTACCATATGCTACTGAACCACTTGCTGTTGCTGTTGATAAATCAAAACCTTGTGAGTTTGTATTAGAAATATCAGTTCCTTTGTTTATTGGTTGTGCTGGACTGAAACCATCAAAACCATTTTGGAATGCAATAGTAAATTGTCTTTGTGCAATATCTGTTGCTAATGTAGAAGTTAAAGTTAATCCTAATGTAGAATCTAAACCAAAACCAACATTTGCTCCTGTACTTGCTCCGTTTGGAGTTGGTGCAATGTAGATTGTGTTATCTGCATTATTATCTAAATCAATACCACTATATTTTGTAGAATCTACTAATGAACCAGTTGAGTAAGTTACTGCTGGTATTTTTGCTACTTGCGTTGCACTACCACTAAGAGGTAATGTGTAAGCTCCGTGTCCAAAAGGAACTGCTTGTACTGGTGCGTTTACATTTAAGTTTTTAACTCTAACATATTTTGAGTTATTAACCCAATCACCAGTTTCAGATACTTTACCTAATGAATCTATACTTAATTTTCTATCACCAATTACTCTACTAATAAAGTTTGGAGAATTAGGGTCTAATGTTACATTTGACCATGTTTCTAAAACTGTCTTTTTCTTATCAGTATCATTGTAATCTCTAATTACTACTGTGAATGTACCATAATCGGTACCATTTACAGAACCTGCTGCTTTAACATTTGTAATACCAATTTTTACTTTAGTATTTGCTGCGTTACCAACACCCAATGTTTCAAATTGGAATAAGTTAGTTGTTTGACCACTTATAGTTTGAGATGTAATATATGGAGTAGTTGCTTCTTGTGCATCAAATGTAAAATATTGGTCACCCAATGCAGTTACACTAACAACAGCATGTGAATCTAAAGTTACTGCACTATTTTGGAAATATCCATAAACATATCCACCTTTGTTACCAAATGGAGATGTACCAAATACTTTTGTTAATGAGTTTGTGCTAGATGGGTCAACTGAAACTGAACCACTAAATGCTAAACCTGGATTAGAACCATAGATAGTAAAATTACCTGCCGTTGAGCTAGTTACATTTAAACCAGTATCTAAACCAATTACATCATTGTTTGTATTAAATAATATACCAACTGATGCGGTTACAGAACCACTTGCAACGGTAACTAATAAAGGATTTTGTTCAGTATATCCACCAATACCAGCTACTCTACAAATTGTTGCTGTTCCTGCTTCTCTTAAATAATTTTGTACTGCTAAAGGAGTGTAGTATGTACCATCCGCTTTACCAAATAATGTTTCAAATTCTGCGTTAGAATTAACGGTTGTAGGTACGATTGGTCCTTCTAAGAAAGGTCCTACGAATGCCGCTCCAATTGCTGCTACACCTTGTTGTAAAAAAGAAAGGTCATTCTCTCTTGTAAATACACCAGGTGATACGATTTTTTCTGCCATGTTATCTTAAATTTATAAAGTTAGTTTTAATCTACTATAAATATATTTTTTATTTTCAAAACAATAAATTACTTCATTGAAGGAGAGAAATAACTATACACTTGTGATACTAATGTTGAGTTCTGTAATGTGTTATAGAACAATACAGGACCTATACCGGCATTCCAAAATGATGTTCTTGCACTATTTGCTCCAATCGTTAAATAGTTTGTAGATGATGGTGCAGAAAATGCAGATGAACTAAATGTACCAACCGATGTACCATCTAAATAAATAGTAACTGTCCCAGATGGTTGGAATGCTGCAGAAACCATATAGTTTACTCCAGATGTTAATGCTGTAATACTAATTTGTGCAGAGTTTCCTAATGAACTACCATAAAACTTAAGATAGTTATATGCCGTACTATTAGAAGATTCAACTGCTAAACCAAAGAATCCTGCATAATCAAAAATAAATCTAGATGTTGTTCCGATTGATGCACCTGGTCTAATCCATGTATGAATTGTACCCGATGTAGTATTAAATTGTGCAATACCACCATTGATATTTGTACTAGTATCTTTATACCAGAATTGGTTTGTTCCGTTTAATGCAAAGTATTTATCTTTTCTTAATGAACCCGCTTGATATGCTGGGTTACCACCACTAATACCTGCTGCGTTTTGAACACCTGCAGGTCTAATACCTGTGTTCCAACCTGAAAGGTCTAATAAGTCTGCTGTATCTGCTGATTGATATGATGCTGTTTTACCTGGGTCAACATACATTCTTAATCCACTTGAAGGGATATATGGTTGTGTTGTTGTACCTTTGTTGTGTGATACAAAACCACCTGCTAAGAATGTATCGACAGTTTCCACATTCAATGTTACAATCTCCACATCTTCCGTTACAATTTCTATATCATAAATTTCAACTTCCGTTACAACCCCATTATCATCTCTAATCAACATATCTCCAATTAATAAATCTTCTACTAATTTGAATCTATATTTAGAAATTTCAGAATCGTAAACCCAAAGAGGATGTGTGCCGGTTGCTTTAATTGCACCATTATTAATTGAATAATATCCACTTGCAAAGTTAAATACCATATCTTTAACAGTCACCAACCCATCATTACCATCTAAATTATCCATAAAGTAAAATCTCCAATCAACATCCGTACTTTCCAATGATTGATTTTCCGATGGTACTCCATTTGGTTCCCAAGCTTTTATTTGGTCACCTACTGTCAAATCTTCAATATTAATTACACTACCATCTGCTTTTGTTACTTTTGTACCAAATAATAAACAGAAATCAGGTTGGTTAATTGTATTATAAACATCAACTGCATATAATGTTTTAGTATATGTAGTTCCATGATTTGTTGCATTAATATTATATCCATCTGCATATCCCATTGTTAAAACAGATGATGCTTCTGAATATGTTGTTTGAGTTACAGCTGCTGGTGTAATTGGGAATGTATTTGCGGTATAGTTAATAGAACCAACCGAAAAGTTACCATTGTTAAATGAGCAAGTATAGTTATTTGGTTGTGTTGCAACTTTTGTTGAAAAGTTTGAACCACTTGTACCAAATTGAAACGATGCGTTTTCAGTTGTACTTTCAACTATGTATGTATATGTTGGAGTATTGACTGTAATTGAATCGGTTGCAAATCCGGTAAATGCTACATTTGTACCACCACCATTTAAACCACCGATTGAAACGGCTTGTGTAGTTCTTACTGAACCACTAACCGCTCTGTATAGATTTCCTAATGATAAATTTGTTCTTGCCATAATAGTATGTTATTCTCCGTTATAAATATCTAAAAGTTTTTCTTTCCACACTTCTTTATTAGAAAAGTGTGTTATCATCCATTGTTTTAATTTATTGAATTCCGTTTTACGGGTTTCGTAATCATCTTCACAAATTGTTTGATAGATTTTTTGAAATGTTTCCTTGTCAGATGCTTTGTATTTATAATCAAGTGGAACATGCCATTTTTCATGTAGTATTGGTAATTTACCCCAATCCACAGCTTCAAAAATTCCATATCCAAATGGTTCATGTTCAAAGCAAGAATGAGATATTCCCCAATCAAGTCCGTAGAACCTTTCTTTATATTTATAATCAAATTTGTAAATTCTGCTTTTTTCGAATTTGAGTCCATATTTTCCTCTATAATATTTATTAAATGTATCGGAATTAGTTGATATTAAACTATCCAATCCATCTATAAATTCTAAATTTTTTCTACCTTCTGCTCTTGCAGCAAATCCTATTTTTGTAGATTCTGATAATTCGTTATTTTGTATAAATTCATAACAATTTGGTATATGGTATAAATTTTCCGTTTGATATGGAAAATGATATAATCCAACCCAAACTTTATTTTTTATTTTATCAATCATTTCCGATTCATATTCCCAATTACCATACCAATGCAAATATTCATCTTTTTGCATTTGTGCTATTAATGAAACTTTAGTAAGATTGTGAAATATTATTGAATCAATTTTTTCTAAATTTTGGTGAATAGCTTTTGTAGGAGTATAATGTCCATGTAATATATGTATTTTTTTAGCACCTTCAAAGATTTTAATAATTTCATCTTCGTTGGTTTCCCACACATTATCTATATCAATCGGAAATTCTTCGTAATTATTTGGTTTTTTTCTATGAAATAAAAGAAGTGGTTTAACCTCTAAATTTGGTGCCACTTCTTTTATCCAATTTGTTACCCATATATCAGCACCGCTGTTAAACCATGGTCCTCCAGCGGTGGTGTAATAAACATCGTACATTAATTATAAACCTTTTTGTTTCTTTAAGTTTTCTATTTCAATTGTTAAAGAGTGTATTTGTGTTTGTTGTTCTTTTATTGCTTCTACTAATAAACCAACCATTTTAGAATAATCTAAACCTAAGTGACCATCTTCTCTTTCCATTACTACTTCAGGTAAAACTTCCTGAACTTCTTGTGCAATAAGACCTGTATTAGGAGTTGTTTTTGTTACTTCGTTTACATCATCATTCCAAGTCCAAGTTACACCATTTAATTTAGTTACTTTTTCTAAAGCGTTTGGAATTAATTGAATGTTAGATTTGAATCTTCTATCGGATGAATAATATGCTGTAATATCACCAGTTGCGGTTATTGCTCCGTTGATTGTTAAACCTGCAAATGTAGGTGATGATGAAGTCAATACTGCCTGATTAATATATGTTCCAAATCCAGTTGTTGAACTCAATGTAATTTGAGATGAACCAGATACTAATGTAGGTTTATTTACAATTGTATTAAAGTTTGTTGAACCTGTTATACTTCCACTAACAATTAATGAGCCTGAAATTTGAGTATTATCATATATTATTGCTCCTGCTCCGTTTGGATTAAGTAATAAAGGTGAGTAGTTACTTCTGATTTCAATTGCACCACCATTATAAAGTAAATTCGTTTGAACATACCCAGTAGTAGTTTGAATATTACCAGTTGTAAGTAATGAACCTGTAACTTGTACATTTGAACCCATTGAAATTGTAGTTCCATCATCATAAATGTTTGAACCTGTGATATGGTCACCACCTTGTCCTTTTTGAATTACGTTTGCAGTTGTTGTTTGTTCGTTTCCTAAAATTCCAGTTGTATTTCTTGGACCACTAATCAAAGCACCACCTCTATAAGATGAACCACTTTCTCTACTATAAATCCAACCATTATTAGTTGAATCCCATAATAATGAACCTGTTACGCCGGCATTTGAACCACTATCTTGTACAGATATACCTGCAAATCTAACTGCTGGGTTTGCTGTATTTAAATTAATTATATTTGTTCCAATATTTACAGCCGATGCAGAAACATTTTGAATAGAAGAACTACCATATACAACTAAATCTGATGTGATGTATACTGCTCCAGAAATGATTTGATTACCAGTAAATGTATTAGAACCCGTTGTTGCATATGAACCCGTTTTATTATTTAAATTTGCTATTGCAATAGTTGAATTTGATTCCGATACAATTAATGAACCCGTAATAGTTGCAATTGCAGTCATTCTTGTTTCTAAAGAAGAAGTATAAGAACCAATTGTTCCTAATCTACTTTCAAGTGAACTTGCCGTTAAAATTAACGAACCAGTTATAGTTGCTAAATTTGTATTTTGAGTTTGTTGTGAACCTGTATTATTTAATAAATTTGTTAATGTATTATTATTAAATGTATTAATAACCGTTCCGTTTGCATCTGTGAATTTAATTGAACCCGTTGAGATGTATAAATCTCTCCAAATTTTGGTAGCACTACCCAAATCAAATGCGTTTGTAGTTTGTGGTATCAATGATGAACTCAAAGATGCTACAACATTTACGGTGTCAGATGTTTGGTCACCTATTTGAAGTTGACCTGCTACTGTCACATTACCAGCAACACTAATATTACCACTTGCGGTAATGTCATTTACTGATAAATTACTTGATGTTGTGAATGTTGCGGCCAATGTAATATCACCACTTGCACCACCCACCATAAGGGTATTCAGGTCTGTGTTTACATATGGTTCTCCGAATGCTAACGAACCTGATTTTTGTGCGGTTGTCCCACGTCTAAATTTAAGTGCCATCTAGTTTACCTTTTTTTTAGTACGGTTGTTTAATTAATGTCTATAAATATTTATTTATTTTCCAATTCCTTCACTTTTGCTGATAATTCTTTTACAGCTTCAATTAAAAGTGGAATTATTTTTTCGTAATCAACTGCTTTATAACCATTTTCTCTTTCTATAACAACTTGTGGAAGAACTTTTTCTATTTCTTGTGCTATTACCCCAACATCATTTCCTTTGTGTGGGTGTATATTATCAAATCCTTCTTTCCAATCATATGTGTTACCACTAATTAATTCAACTTTTGATAATGCGTTTTCAATTGGAGTAATATTTTCTTTTAATCTTTCATCGGAAGAATAATATGCCACAATATCACCAGTTGCTCTAATACCTGCCGATGCAGTAATATTATTAAATTGAACATCAGATGTAGTACCAATACTTTGTGGTGTACTTAATGTAATTGCTGCATTTGTTACACCAGAACCTGCTACTATTATTTGGTTTGCTGTACCTGTTATTGTTGCAACATAGTTTCCGATTTGACTACTACCACTAAATAAAGTATGGGTAGAAGATGCTACCGGTTCGTAATACGCTGCTAATTGAGATGAACCAGAAATGATACCTCTACCCTTAGTTTCATATGAAGATGTTGCTGCATTTATATTTGCAATTGAAGAACTATACGATGAAGTTAAACTTTGTAAAGTAGTAAATCTAGTCTCTATACTTGCAGTTTCCGTTCCTAATGTTATCAATTGAGATAATACCGATGCAGTAAATGCATTCAATTGTGCAGTACCACCACTTGCTGTAAATGCGTTTAAATTTGCTATTGATATATTAACACTTGCAGATGTAGTTTCTAAATTATTTAATCTTATATTTGCAGAAGATGTAAACGATTGTAAAGATGATGTTACCGATTGTAATGCTGTAAATTGTGCATTTAAATCTACACCACCAAATGCAACTGTGTTAATATATGCTACCGATGCACTTAATACTAAATAAGAAGCGGTCATACTTGCAGTAAAACTATTAATAGATGCACTCCATGTATTAAGAGATGCAGTATGTTGGTTTATACTTCCTGTATAACTTGCCAATGTTGTAAATCTATTTTCAACACTTGCACTCCATGTGTTAGCAGATGCGGTATATGTATTTAACGATGCGCTTACAATTTGTAAACTTGCCGTTGCTTGGTTAACTGATGCAGTTTGTTGATTTATACTTGCTGTATAACTTGCTAATGTTGTGAATCTACTTTCAATACTTGCCGTTTCCGTTCCAATTGCACTCATTCTTGTTTCTAAAGAAGAAGTATAAGTTCCAATTGTTGCTAATCTACTTTCATGCGATGATGCTGTTGCAATTAATGAACCAGTTATAGTTGCTAATGAATTAAATACAGATGTATAATTTGTAGTTTGTGTTAAATCTATTTGAGATGAAGCAGAAATTACACTATCACCACCTGCTCTTAAAAATTTACTTTCATTACCAGATGTACCACCTTTCCAATAATCATTTGTTGAATCCCATAATAAAGAACCACTTATTGTAGAACCTCCAGTTGGGTCTTTAACTAATAAACCTGCGTTTGCAACACCTGTACCATTCAATTCAATAATATTATCACCTAATTGAATTGTAGTTGAATTGATAACGGATTGCGAACCTTGTACGGTCAAATTACCCAATATAGTTAAATTTGCACCACTTGCACTTATTGCCGTTTTTAAAGAAGATGTATATGCTTCTAATCCTGATATTTGTGATGCACTTATTGTTCCTATTACATTTATGTTATTATCAAATTTAACACTACCACTAATTTCTACTGCAAATCCTGCAGTTGGAATTGTTGATGCATTATTATTGAATTTATCCGTATTAATACCAATTGTACTATCATTATAAATTGATATAGAAGATGATTGCCATAGATTACCACCAAACAAATGCAAATGCCCATGTGAACCGGTTGTTGTAGAACCTATGTATAAATCATTTCCCGAATTAAATAAATAACCATCACTACCATATCCAACATATCCTGCACTATAATTTGATGAGTTCATACCCAAATCCACAAATACCGCAGTTTCACTTGATTGGTCATTCCATATTACTAAATCGGTTGATGAGTTTGAACCACTACCTAAGTTTTTAATATTAACTTCTGCGTAAGAACTTTGTTGTGTTGTTTGGAATGTTGCTATATTATAAGAATTACCACCATCAACAATTATTCTTTCAGGTGCATAAGATGTATAGTTTGATGTACCAAATCCAATAGTTTGACCAGAATTTGCAGAAATTACATTTCCCAAAGAACCCAATGTATTTGCTCCATTGAAATATGCTAATTGATTTACAACCCCAGTTATACTTGAACTAAAACTAGATGTTGATACCAATGTATTCTTAAATAAAGATGCCGTTGCTATTAATGAACCAGTTACAATTCCAATTTGAGTCATTTGTGGTGCATTAATATAAGATGAACTCAATGTTGTAGCATATATTGTTCTCCATGCAGCAGTACTTGTACCAATATCCAATGTATTTCCTGGACTTGGAACTAAATTTGTTGTAAATACACCTAATGCAGAAATATTATCAGTACCTTGACCATCTCCCAAATAGATACTACCACTTAATTTAATATCACCGGTTAATCTAATTGAACCAATGTTTTCATCATTTAATTTTACCAAAGTAACTTCAGTACCTAAACCATCAATACCAACTTGTAATGATTGTGATGTTGTATTTACATATAATTCACCAGCTGCAAGTGTTGGTTTTGCTCCTGTTGTACCTCTTCTTAATTGAAATATAGCTGCCATTTATTATTGTTTCTGTTTTGTATAAATATCGTTAAATATTAAAATCTAAATCTCCTGCCGTATTTATGTATTTTGCTAAATGCATATAGTTTGCAGTTTTACTTCCTGTTGTAACATTCATTGCCGATGCACTTATTGATAAATAGTTAATTCCACCTATTGTATGTTCTATTGAACCAGTATTTGCTATTACAAATGTATTTCCAGTATTATCTTGTATAAAATTTACCGTTCCGGCTGCTTGTGGTGATAAATTAAAATCATATGTATTTGGGCCGGGTGCTATACCTACTGCGTTTCCATTTACATAAATAGAACCTGTAATATTAACTGAGCCTGTTATTGTTTGTGAACCACTAATTTGTACAGAACCAGTAATTTGCATTATATCATCTCCAGTATCACCAAATTTTGTAGAACCACTTTGATAAATTACGGATGATGAAATTATACCAATATTAAATTGCCTTGCATTAACTGCCCCTAATACTGTAATATCACCACTTACTGATAATGAACCTGTTTGAGTTATATTACCTATAAATGTACTTGGCCCTATTGATGTTAATGAACCACTTTGTATAATTGAACCAGTTACACTTACAGAACCATTAAACAATGAAGAACCCGTTACATATAAAGAACCAGTCGATGAACCTGATATTTGTAATTTATATCCATTATCTGTAAACGTTCCCCCTGTTTGAATTATAGTATTACCAAAGTTGGTAATTCGCATTGCTTCATTGTAAGTAGAAGAATACGGTTCATATACTTTAAATTTTAAATAAGGAAGATATGCAGTAGAAGTTCTACCAAATGCAGTTACTTCCGCAATATCAGTTGTATTATATCTAAATTTAAGAGATTTATCGGCTTCACCATAACCATTATTTATTGATAATGTTACACCAACACCCCCAGCATTACGTTGTTGTATTTCAAAAGAAGAACTGGGGGTGAATAAAATATTACCAGCTATACTATGTGAAGTAATATTAGAACCCGTTATATTTAATGAACCCGTAATGGTTTGATTACCGATTAAATTTATTGAACCTGTGTTTGTACTATTTGTTACTATTACTTCTTGGATTGTATCAGTTGAACCTGAACGTCTAAAGAATATCTTACCATCGTAAGTATTTAATGCTAATTCACCCAAATTAAGGGAACTCGTATCAGGTACCTTACCCGATACCGCAGAGCGTTTCAGTTGAACAATTGATGACATCTGTCTAAATCTTTAAAGTTATCTAACAAAAATAAAAAAGGGTACTATGTAGTACCCTTATAAATATATTATTTAAAAATTAAAATTAAATTTCTCCGGCATCTACATTTGATGCTGAATATTGTAATGCTGCAAATTGCGTTGCTATTGAACCACTAAATGCTAATACATCACCAATACCATATAATGAACCACTATAACCAGTTCCTGCTGTAAAGTTTGCTACAACTCTTGAACCTGTTGTAATTGCAACTCCTGTTGGAGATGGTGTTACAACATAGTTTGAACCAGTATCTTGTAAGTATCCAGAAAATCCAGATGCAACAGGCTGATTAAAGTCAAAATTGTTTGCTGCTGAAATTGCTACATTCTGCAATCCACTACCATCACCATAAAAATATGATGCTGATACTACCGATGCAGTTACTGCTCCAACTAAAGTTATTGAACCCGTTACAGTCGTACCAGTAACAACTACTTCTACTACCGATTCCGTTGAACCAGATTTATGCAAAAATACTTTACCATCGTATGTGTTAAGTGCTAATTCACCTACTTGCAACGATGCGGTGGTAGGTACTTTACCTTGTATTCCGGAGCGTTTTAATAAAATCGATGAAGTTGGATTTGTTGCCATATATTTTTATTTATACTTTATTTTTTATTAATATGTTCCACCATCTATTGTAGCAAATTGTGATGCAATTGAACTACTGAATGTTGAATAATTTGTTGTTGCTGTTAAATCAATCTGCGATGAACCACTTACTAATGTATGAGTTCCACTTGCAATAACTTCAAATGCTGATGCTAATTGAGATGAACCCGAAACGATTCCTCTACCTTTAGTTTCATAAGATGATGTTGCTGCGTTTAAGTTAGTTTGTGATACTAACAATGAACTAGTTACACTTGCTAATGTTGTAAATCTACTTTCTAAACTTGCAGTTTCAGTTCCTATTGCTGATAATTGAGTAAGAACGGATGAACTGAATGAATTTAATTGAGATATTGATTGTCCAACATTACCACTACCTACCGATGCAGATAAAGCTGATAATGATGCTGATACTGAACTACTATATGTTGTGAAGTTTGTTGTTGCAGTTACATCAACTTGTGCAGATGAAGTAAATACATTATCACCACCATATCTTAAAATTCTACTTTCAGAACCACTTTGACCAGCTATCCAATAGTTGTTAGTAACATCCCATAGTAAAGAACCAGTACCTTGATATGGTGCTACTGCATCTATTACATAGATACCACCATTTACACCACCACCTGCATCAACTGTGATTACCGATGAAGATAATTGAACAGTCGTAGAGTTTACAGTCGTTGTAGTACCTTGTACAAATAAGTTACCAATTACGGTTACATTTGAACCAGTTAATGCAATTGCTGCTTTTAATGATGATGAATAAGTATTTAATGCGGCAACTGAAGTATTTAAACTTGCAGTTGTAGTATTGATATTACTTACAGAAGTATTTAAACTTGCAGTAGTTGAGTTAATATTGAATATTGAAGTATCAACCGATGCTGATTTAGTATTTAAATTACTTATAGAACTACTAACACTTGCAGTATATGAGTTAATATTGAATAATGAAGTATTAACACTTGCAGAAGTTGTTTCTAAGTTTGATAATTCTACTTTTGCACTTGCACTCCAAGAGTTTAAACTTGCAACTGATATTGTATTTGCAGATGCTGTACTGATTAATGAACCTGTAATAGTTGCTAATGCAGTTGCTCTACTTTCTAAAGATGCAGTTTCTAAGTTTAATTGTCCTAATGAAGAACTAAATGATGAAGTTGTAGTTGCTAAAGTTGTGAATCTACTTTCTAAACTTGCAGTTTCAGTACCCAATGTTGCTAATTGAGTAAGAACAGATGCAGTAAAGTTATTTAATGCAGTTGTTGAAGTATTAGAAGATGTATAACTATTCAATGCTGCAATTGAAGTGTTTACACTTGCAGATGTAGATTCTAAGTTATTTAATCTACCATTTGTAGAACCTGTATATGTAGCGATTGTACTAAATCTACTTTCAATACTTGCAGTTTCCAAATTCAACTGTCCTAATGAAGAACTAAATGATGAAGTTGTAGTTGCTAAAGTTGTGAATCTATTTTCAATAGATGCAGTTTCAGTTCCTAAAGTTACCAATTGAGAAAGTACAGATGCCGTAAATGTATTTTGATTTGAATCTGCTATTGCTGCTGCAGATGCTGAACTAATTAATGAACCCGTAATAGTTGCAATTGCAGTCATTCTTGTTTCTAAAGAAGAAGTATAAGAACCAATTGTTCCTAATCTACTTTCAATAGAAGCAGTTTCTAAGTTTATTTGATTTATACTTGCACTATAAGATGCAGTTAAAGTTCCTAATGTTGTAAATCTACTTTCAACTGAACCAGTATAAGTTCCTAAAGTTACTAATTGTGAATTTATAGAAGAACTAAAACTTTCAATTTGTCCTAATCTTTGAACATTTGAACTTGCACTTGATATTAAAGATGCAGTTACAACACCAACTTGTGTTAATCTTGTTTCAATACTTGCAGTTTCAGTTCCTAATGTTACCAATTGAGATAAAATCGATGAACTAAATGTATTTAAGTTTGTGATAGATACTACATTATTAGATGCAGTTGTTATTAACGAACCAGTTATAGTTGCTAATGCAATTGCTCTACTTTCTAAACTCGCAGTTTCAGTACCAATTGCTGAGAATTGAGTTAATGCTGATGCTGTAAAGTTATTTAATGCAGTAGTTGATGTGTTAGAAGATGTATAACTATTTAATGCTGCTATTGATATAGATGCAGCTGATGCTGAACTAATCAATGAACCAGTAATAGTTGCTAATGCAGTTGCTCTACTTTCTAAGGATGCAGTTTCAGCATTTAATTGTCCGATTGATGTACTTACACTTGCACTATATGTATTTAAGTTTGTAATTGATACAACATTATTAGATGCAGTTGTTATCAAAGAACCTGTAATTGTTGCTAATGCAGTTGCTCTACTTTCTAAAGATGCAGTTTCTGCGTTTAATAAACCAACCGATGTACTTACACTTGCAGTATAAGTGTTTATATTTGTAATAGATACTACATTATTAGATGCAGTTGTTATCAAAGAACCAGTGATAGTTGCTAATGCAGTTGCTCTACTTTCTAAAGATGCCGTTTCTGCGTTTAATTGTCCAATAGATGTACTTACACTTGCAGTATAAGTGTTTATATTTGTAATTGAAATTCTATCTGCAGATGCTGAACCAATCAAAGAACCAGTTACAACACCAATTTGTGTTAATCTTGTTTCAATTGAAGCAGTTTCAGTTCCTAAAGTTACTAATTGTGAAAGTACAGAAGAACTAAATGTATTTAAGTTTGTAATAGATACTACATTTGCAGATGCGGTACTAATTAAAGAACCCGTAATAGTTGCTAATGCAGTTGCTCTACTTTCTAAACTAGCAGTTTCAGTTCCTAAAGTTACTAATTGAGATAAAACAGAAGAACTAAATGTATTTAAATTTGAAATTGAAACACCTGCTCCACTTCCTACCGATGCACTTAATGCAGCTATTGAAGTAGATATTGAACTACTATATGAAGAGAAGTTTGTTGTTGCAGTTACATCGATTTGAGATGAACCAGAAACAATTGTAGTTCCACTTGCATAAATTGAACCAGTTATTACTAAATTTGTTCCAATAGATGTATTTGTACCATCAGTCCAAATTTTTGAGTTCATAATATGGTCAGAAGCTTGTGCTACTGGAACATAATATTGTGCTAATGTTTGTTCAGAACCCAATGAACCACTATTTTCAGGACCATTAATTAAAATAGCTGAATTGTATGGTGCACCTGATTGTGATGGTTGTGCGTATAACCATCTATTATATGTAGAATCCCATAATAAAGAACCAGTTGCTTGGAATGAACCAGAATCAATAACACTAATTCCTGCAAATCTAACAGCAGGGTTAGCTGTATTTAAAATTATTGTATTTGTTCCAATGTTTACTGAACTTGCACTAACATTTTGAATAGATGATGAACCATATACAATTAAATCCTGTGTAATATAAACGGAACCTGTTATGATTTGATTACCAACAAATGTATTAGAACCGGTTGTTGCGTATGAACCAGTTTTTGCTTCAAGTGCACCCAATCTTTGAACATTTGAAGATGCACTTAATATTAATGAACCTGTAATAGTTGCTAATGCTGCTGCTCTACTTTCTAAAGATGCAGTTTCACTATTAATATTAGTAATTGCAATTACATTTGCAGAAGCCGTACTAATTAACGAACCAGTTATAGTTGCTAAAGCAGTTGCTCTACTTTCTAAAGATGCAGTTTCGGTATTTAATTGGCTAATTGAAGTATTTAAACTTGCAGTTGTAGTATTAATGTTTGTTATTGATACAACATTAGCCGATGCAGTTGTGATTAATGAACCTGTGATAGTTGCTAAAGCAGTTGCTCTACTTTCTAAGCTTGCTGTTTCTGCATTTAATAAACCTATTGAAGAACTTACACTTGCACTATATGTATTTAAATTTGTAATTGCTACAACATTTGCCGATGCAGTTGTTATCAAAGAACCAGTAACAACACCTATTTGATTCAATCTTGTTTCAATAGAAGCAGTTTCAGTTCCTAATGTACTTAATTGAGTTAATACTGATGCTGTAAATGTATTTTGGTTTGCATCTGCTATTGCTGCTGCCGATGCTGAACTGATTAAAGAACCAGTTACAACACCAACTTGTGTTAATCTATTTTCTAAAGATGCGGTTTCAGTACCTAAAGTTACTAATTGAGATAAAACTGAAGAACTGAATGTATTTAAATTACTTACTGAAGTGTTTAAACTTGCAGTTGTAGTATTAATGTTTGTTATTGAAATTCTATCTGCAGATGCCGAACTAATCAATGAACCTGTAATAGTAGCTAAGTTACTATTTTGAGTTAATTGAGATGCTGTAAATGAGTTTAAAGATGCAGATACAACTTCCAATGAAGTTACTCTTGATGCAATACTACCACTTGTACCACTACCACCAACCGATGCAGATAATGCCGCAATTGATGATGATACATTTGTAATACTATCACTTAATACTCTACCTTTATATTGGTATGCAGTAATGTAAACATATTGAGATGTTGTAGGTGCTACTCCGTTTGTAGTAAATTGTAAAACACCCGTCTTATAATCAAATGTGTAGTTATTTGAAGAAACCACATCACCTGCCGATGGAGTAGTTGAGTTACTTGAAACAAATACTTTAGCTAAATAACCAGGTGTAGCATCTTCCGCTGTTGCGTTTGCTAATGAAGAAGTTGCGTATTTTGGAGAAATAAAGTTTGTTAATTGTCCTGGGTCAATCAACTGAGCTCCAATACCTACTGCTGAACCTGTTGGTGATGTTACAAACCAAACCTCATTCGCTGAACCCGAAACTAAGTTAGAACGAGTCAATGGATATCTGTAATAGTATTGTGCTACATTTTGTCCATTGATAGAATATACTGAACCATTTTGCCCACTACCACTATAAGGTAAACCTACATATGGTATTAAGTTCTGGTCAACATATACCTCATTGGCGTTGATATCCAATGTAGAAGTAAATGCTTCTTGTGAGTCTGTAAAACTATCATGCGTATATCTTCTACTCTGCAGTAGTCTTTCGGATTTTTCGGTAAAATTTATTGCCATTTTGTTATATTATATTTTATGCGAATGTTACTGTCATTGATGAAATAGGTGTTGGGTCTCCATTGTAACGAATTATAACATACACTGCTGTTTTTGAAGTGTCTAATATCATACCATCTGCGTTTCTTAACGGAATAGTATAAGTTGTAGTTGCTAATGAACCACCCGTATTACCATACAAGTCAAAATTTGAACCAAATGGATTATATCCTAATGTATTTGCAGTTTGTGTTGCTATAAAGTTTGATGTCGTTGCTGATGGGTCGTATAATCTAGCACTTGAGTAGTTAGGAGTTGCTGATGATTGGAACAACAATGCTACCGAAATTCCCGGTGTTGTTGATGCTGCCCAGTTTGTTAATGTTTGTCCTAAATTCAATGTCATTGTAGATTTAGTTGCACCATTTGTTGTGAACTTTCTAACATAGTATTTAGATGTTTGAGTTGAATCAGGGTCACCTAACCAATATGCGTTTGCTCCACCTGGTTTAACTAAGAAACCTGGTTTAACTTGTAAATCTTTACCAGTTAATGTATACAATCCAAATGCGGTATTCCATGCAGTACCACTAAATGATAACATATTATCAGCTAACTGAATTCTGTAATTCTCACCTGTAAATGGTTCTGAGTTTGAAGCTCCTGCATCGGTTGCTGTATCTGCACCTTGTGTTCTTGTATAGTATGCTAAAGAACCACTACTTGCAGGTTGTCCAAATGTACCGGCAACATGATAAGATAATGTATTTGTGTATGAGTTACTTGTACCATTGTAGTTATAACCAACTGCACTTACCGTAAATGTTGTCGGAGTAAATGTTGTTTGTGTTATATTTGTAATATTAGCTACTCCAAATGTGTATAAACCATTTAATCTAATTAAATCTGTTTCAAATGGAATTGTTGCTGTACTTCTTACTGTCGTATTTGTACTATCCCATACACCATTTGCAGTTTGAATTACACCTGTTGAAGTACCAACTGCGGTTACACCAGATGTTTGAGTCATGCCCGTACCACTCAACGTATGTTGTGCGTTTGTTCCATTATAGAATAAAGGAGCAAATGCACCACTTATTGAAGATGATACAATATAAGTAGATTGTGATAAATAAGGTGCTCCAGATAACGAACGAGATACTGCGGTTACATATGTTAATGTTGAAACCGATGCAGTATAAGTTGTTTGTGCTGGTATGTTAGTTGCAATTGTAGTTAATGGTGCATAGAATAATTCCGAACCATTTGATGCAATTGCTGTTGAATATGTTGATGAACCTGATTGAATTTGGAATGAAGCTGATACATGGTAATATCCACTACCACTTGCACCACCACTTAAGTTACCATTATAAATAGATTGTTGTGCAGCTGCTGCAAATTTACCATCTTGATAACCCGGAGGGATAACCGCTGGGTTAACCGTATTAATTAATGCTAATGTTACACCATTTGTTGTACCTGCTCCAGTTTGTGTTAAACTAAGTATTGATGATGATGTTGCAGTTTGTGTTTTAGATGCGTTATCAAAATATCTAAATGTAAATGAACCACTAACGGTAAATGAAGTTGGAGTACCATTACTTAATCTACCAACACCAAATAATTGAGCATCTGCAGAAGAAGTAGCTACTGTCGTACCTGCTGCTACTGATGTATAGTTATATCCTAATGTATTTGTATTGTATATTGTACCAATACCACTAAAGATAGTCGAACCTGCTGTTGCAAATCCTTTACCACTCAAATAAGTAATTGTACTATTTGATGTACTTTGAGGAATTCTACCTGCTAATGCAGTACCTGTTGTACTAGTTACTATATTTGCAGTTACCGAACCTAATGTTCTTGTATTTGGAGAAGCATCCGGTGCAGAAGCTGATAATAAACCTGCTACAAATCTTAATATATCGGAAACATTTGAACCTGATGTAAAGTTATTAAAATAAGAACCATTCAAATTCGATTGCCATGCATTTGTTACTGGTGCACCAACATTTATATTAGATGCTGTAATTGCTCCTGCTACTGCTAAACTACCCGTTATTTGAATATTATTAGTAGTTGTATATGCAGAACCAGTTTGAATGAATATACCTGTATTTGCTGCTAAACTTGCACTTAAATTTGTAATTGAAGTTGCAACTGAACCTGAAAAAGTTGAAATGTTACCTGTTAAATCAGGAATATCATTACCATCGGAGTTTAATAAATATAAAGTCTTATTACCAGTTGAGTAATAAGGAACACCTTTAACCATTCCGTTATAAACCGATGAAGAGAATATATTTGGTGCCGAAGCTCCAGTCATAATTCTATTTATAGGTGCAACGGAACCACTTTCAACGGCTACAAATACAATAGATGAACCATTTGTTGAGTTAATATTCGATGAACCCGATGCTATTACGATTTCACCCTTTTGTAGAGAGCCGGTTATAGTGGATAATCTTTCTAAACTACCACGTCTTAATTTTATTATTTGTGCCATATTTTGATTTAAATTATCTCTTTGATAAGGTTATTCGGATATAAATATAGTTTATAAATGGAAATAACGATTTATATTGATTAAATATTTCTATAACTCATTAAAACTCACCTTGGTCAATAATATCAGCTTGAACTTGACCGGTTGGAGTATATGGTTGTGCTGGAGGATTTCCTGCAGAACCTGTTTGTCCATTTAACCAAATTTCACCTGCTACATTGTATTGAGAACCACTTATTGTAATATCTGCATCTACTATTGCCAATGCACCACTTACAATCAATGAGTAATTATCACCCGTACTTCCAATTGTTAAATTATTAATAACAGAATTATCCAATTGATGAGATGATGTAATTACATTTTCGGTATTTAATTTTTGTTTAATAGTCAAACCAATTGAAGAAGTAAATGCATTTAATGAAGAACTAACTGATGTTATATTTGAACTTTGTGTTGCAAATGTATTTGCTACCGATGCACTAAAATCCCCAGTTACTGTCTGTACCGAAGAACTTAATAAACTTAAACTTGTACTTACCGATGAACTTAAAGTTAATATTGAAGAACTTATCAAAGTATCCGTTGCCGCAATTGAAGAACTAACAATTCCAACTTCTATATCAGTTGCAATTATAGATAATGCACCACTTAAAGATGCACTAACAACATTAATAATTGAACCACTTATATCAACACCAATATTTGCAGCATTTGTTAATGCCGAACCACTTTCTATTTGTTTTAATCTTATTAAATTTGCCATTTATTTAAATTTACCTATAACATAAATATCATTAATTGTAACATTATCAAAGTCTATGTATCTATCATGCAATGTTATAACGATATTATTATTAACTTGTTCTATTTTATAATCACCAGGAATATGTAATCCAAATACTATTACTTCAAAATTATCAGGTGTAACACCATCTGTACCATAATCTAAGTTTACATTTTCTATTGTTAATGTATTTTTTTGATTATCAAATGAATCAATTGTTCTACTCACATATCTAGCACTATTTTGTAAAATTTCAGTATAAAAATTATTAATAGTATTTTTATTATTAGTAATTGTAGTTGTATTCGATTGAGAACGTGTATTTGAATTAAATTTATTTGTAGTTGGTAATTTAATATGTTCCAAACTACCTGTTAAATCATTATTGACAAGATGTTGTATGTTCGTTTTTGGAACAACTTTATTTAAAATTCTTGCATTTGAATTAAAACGATTAAGCATATTTTTCTATATCTCCTTTTATTTCAATATAATCATTTGCATCTAATTGAAATTCAAATTGTGATTTTATAAATTTTATTAACAATCCGTTTGGGCCTGATTCAACAATGTAATCTATTGCGCTTATTGATTGTGTGTTTATGTAAACTCTTATTCTATCCTGGTCTGCTCTATATTCTATTTCTCTTAATAAATCTACAAATTTATATCCAGTTGCTTCAAATATCCAATATGTAGAATTATTTAAATCAAATGGATTTAATACTGCTTTTTGGGTATTTCTACTAATTTTTTTAGTTATATCCAGTAAACTTCTTTTCATTATAAATTTATAAATTTACCTGTTATAATAACTTCATCCGTTGGTGTTACATTAAATCCCAAATTTCCACTTATAAAATTTAATGTAAGTGAAGTAGATGAAATTGTAAATGTAAAATGCGTAGTTGGATAATATCTAACACCATTAATATAAACTTTAATATCATAAGAATCACTACCACTTGTCAAACCTGCAGAAACTACTCCAGCTAATGATGCTGGTGTTTTTATTAATTTTATGTTTGAAAATGTAATAGTATTAGTTGATGTTGGATGTTGATTTTCATTATTATTAATAGATAAAAAATCAATTAAATCTTTATTATCATAATATGGTGATGGTGTAGTTAGTAATCCTTCCAATCTACCAGTTCCACTTGTCATATCTACTTCAGTTGAAAAAACAGTCCTTTTAATTGTAGTAGATTTTCTAATTGGAGATTGTCCATCAAATGTTTCTGGTAAAAGATATGCTTTAACATTAAGAGTAAATTCAACTCTATTAATTCTTTCCATTTCATCACCAACTTCATTTACAACATTATAATCCGTTATATTTGTTCTAAATTTAAATTTATCTTTATCACCCCAATATTCACCAGTATAATTTACTGATTCAATTACTGAGTTTAGGTGTTCAATATAACTTGTCCAACCCATACATTCGTAATTTAATTCAATATATTCTGGCATTAAAATATCATATCTTTCATATTTTGGAGTTGCTGTATTTCCCAACAAACTAAATCTATCGTATCTATTATCTTTTGAATATTTTGTAACACCACTATATGAAACTGCTCTTTTAACCATAGGCATCGATTCATCTTTTGCAATAGATGTTCTTCTAATCATCATTAAAGGTAATTGTAACTTACCTTTTGCATCTCTATAAATACCTTCTTTTCTTGCAGCATTCCATCTTGGAGAATTGCCATATATTACAGGTATCTTCAATGCTTTACCATTATCATCCAAAGTAGGTAAGACAGTATTTTCCAAATATGACATCATTGCATAATCAATGTCAAATAAGGTAATACTTTGTTTTAAATCACCTACTTCTGATTTTTGTTGCAATATTCTATCCGTTTTTCTTAATGGGTTAGTTGACATATTATAATATTCTTTCTTCTATGTTAAGACCTGATTTAGCTACCATTATACCACTACATACAATTGAGAAATTATATTGTGGTAAACCGCCTGTATATTGTGTTTCAACGATGTTATTAAGTTCGTAATACGATGTATCAAAAAATATAACATCACCTATTTCAGGATAAGTATTTTTTTCTTCCAACATAAATCTATCAAATTTGAAAGATATAGTTTGAGATGTATTAGGTCCAAATCCTTCGTAATTTTGTGATTGTGGTTGTTTATCTATTAAACAATTTAATTGAACACCAATATGCCAACTTTTGTTTATAGCTTCACCATATATGTTTGTTTTTGTATCAAATAAATTTACTTTATACAAAACAACAGAATCCTGTACCACATCATCTACAACTTCTCTGGCAATACTTTTGAAAAATGTTACGTCTCTATCTGATATAAATTTTGGCATTATCCTACATATATTTTAAGTGGTACTTTTTGTAATACCGATTGATGATAATCTGCTTCGTTTTTCTTTTGTTCAAATTGATTTTTTCTACTCAACTCTTCTAAATTTTCTCTAAGTTGTTCTATCAATGAATCCTTTTCAACTTGTGCTTCTGCTCTTAATGCAGCTCCATCCAATCTTAATTCACCATCTGGAATAGGAATTGAATCATATTTTTCTCTAATTGCTCCTAATAATTCTTTTGCTAATGCTAATGTATATTTTCTAATCCATTGTTTACCAACTTCATTTATAGTATGATATTGAATAAAATCATAATTAATATTTGAATAATCTGCTACTACATTACTTTTAATTATTGTTGAATTTTGTTCAAAACTATCTCTTTCCATATAATCAAAGAAAAGAATAGTTGGGCCTCCACCAAAAGGAACAGGAAATATTTCAATTGTATTATTTACAATATTAAATGTATGTGCTGATTTTCTAATTTGGTCATTAAATTCAATTTGTTGCATTCTTAAAATATCCTCATATATTGGCATTAATAAGAATTGTGCAGCTGGCGAAAAGTTTCCAAATCCTAACTCACTCATTAAATTTAATGTACCCTGTGCACCTACTGAATATGGGTCAAAGAATCTTGTAATTGCAGGTGTGTTTTCAAAATAAACTCTTGTAACATCTCTTTGTACTGATGCTGATAATGGTGTTCCAAATGAACCAGATTCACCACTATAAACATTTGTTGTTAAATCATATTTTTGTACACCAGGTGTTAATTGTATAAATGCTCTTTTTATATCAACATTACCACCTACACCGGCTAAAGTACCATAACTTTCTGACATTCTATAAAATGTAGCCAACCCTGCACCATCCACCATTTTTTGTGTAAATGATGCATCATTATTATGTCCTCTTAAATTAAATAAATTATTTCTAATATTGAATTGATTAACTTGAGCACCATATTCCGATGTAGCTTCTTCAAAACAAGCATAAAATTGTTCATCAATTAATTCAACATCAATTACAGGATATCCTAATCTTTTTGCACACCATACAGCTGTCTGCGGTCCTGCTACTTGATATTGAGAATCGGTATCATAAATTCCAAACGGAGTGCTTCCTGAAATTGGTATTGAAACACTTCCTGACCATTTTATGTTTATAGACATAAGATTATTGTTTACTATAAATATAAGAATAAAAAAAGAGTAGATATTTCTACCTACTCTTTCTAATATTAGTTAATTTTTATTAAGATATAATAGCCGTTACAAATAAATTAGTTCCACCATCTGCTACTAAACAATAATATCTTAAAAATGCTAATTGTTTTGTTGCTAAATAAAAAGATGAACCATTACTTGCATTTG